GGCGATGATCTTCCCAAGGATAAGTCGTGGGTCGGCCATTACAGAATCCGGTTTGCACCCGGCAGCAGTTGCCATCCGAGGCCGTCGTTGTTGTTGCCAGCGGTGCGGTTGCCGTACTCGTACATCGGTTGCCACTCCATGATGGGCTTGTCCGTCTCGGGGTTGCCGACCTGGTACCCGACCAGGACGGTGTACTGGGGCCGCACGGGTTGATTGCCGACGCCGTTGACCGGCGTGCAATACTGCACGTCTTGACTCTGCGGCTCGGGGAAGAACGTCGTGCCCTGGTCGTACTCCCACGTGTACGAGATGTCGTAAAAGCCCTCGTCATCGACCTGGCTGACGGTCGCCCCTTGGAACTGGTAGAGTTTGCCGTCGGGCATCACGTGCAGTTTGTCGGTCTGGTCGGCGATGATGTCCAAATCGCGGACGTTGTTGATGCGGACCCGGACGTTGAGCGGGCGAACCACTCGCGTCTCCGCGACTTGCTTCTTGGCGATCTTCCACACCTTCTTGCTGATGGACCCGTTTAGGCCGTCGTTGATGACCAGCGACCGCACGCAGATGGGGATGTCCACCATGACCTTCCGTTGTGCCCATCCCCAGTGGTACCAAGCGGGATCATCCTTGTCGGGCTGCCGCAGGTCGACGAAGCGGGAGTCGTTGCTGTAGTCGCAGTCGACGTTGCACGTGCCGTCATTGCTGACGGACACGTTGTATCGGTCAAGGCGAAGGCCGGGCAAGTCGGGGTGGCTGGTGTTTGTCTGCGGAATGCCGTCGGCCAACAGTGCCGCCGCCGGGTCGATCGTGTCCACGACAAAGCGCCGGCGAGCGGTCTGTTTGCCCGCCCGGTTTTTGCTCCAGTCACGCTGGAGGCCGAGTTCATACGCCGTAGGCATGTCAGCCGACCCCCTGCACGATGATCTGGTTCATGTTGGCGGCCGCGGTCATGCCCTCGATCCGCAACTGCCCGGCGAGTTGGACCATCGACGCAGCCTGATCGGTGGCAAAGGCCCGGTTGGATTCTTCGCGGATTGCGCGGAACGATGCGGCCCAGGAGGCCTGCACCTTGGCGGCGGCCTCTTGCTGTTGCCGCGTCATCTCCTGCATCTGGGCTTGGAAGTCCTCAAACTGCTCTCGACGCTTCTGCTGTTCGTCGTCGATTCGCTGGCGGCCGACACGACCCTGCTCATTCAGTTGTTCGAGCAGATTGGCTTGTTCAGTTTGTCGTTGCTTGGCTTCACTCGCCAGCCGTTCATCTTCCGTCGCTCGCTTTTGTCGTTGTTCATCCTCAAGTGCGTTGGCCTGTTTCAATGCATCGGTCAATCGCTTCTGAAGATTGTTCGATTCCTCTTGTAAACGATTTACTTCACGGGTGGAGGCTGCGCGACGCTCCAACACGAACAATGCTGATCGCTGATCTTCGAGTGCCTCGGCCTGCTGCTCCAACGCAAACGCCAGTTCGCTGTTGACCTCATTCAACCGCTGTTGAAGTTTCTCGGCGTTTTCCCGTGGCTTGTTAAAGTCAAGACTGGCGATAAAATCCGCCGCTCGTTCAGCACCGTCTTTCAGACTCTCGACGATGTTTTCGCGGATCGCCTTGCCGACATTGAATGCAATGGTGGCGATGCCGCCAATGGCCGCAATCTTGCCGATGAGGCCCTGCACCACCTCGATCTGCTCGCCGTAAGTCTTCTTGACGGACTTGAGTTTTTCGCCGAGAGCACTCGTCGCGGCCGCCTGCTTATTTGTCGCGTCCGTCGCCTTCGCAGCCGATGCCGCACCTGCGGCGTTTACCTCGTTGGTCGCCTTCGCCACGTCCGCCTTGAGTTTGGACGTGTCACCCTCAATGCCGATGGATACTTTGGCGACCTCAGTCACGGGTCACTCCTTACGCCACGGTCGGAACGTCGGCCACGCGAAGGGTGCCCGTCACGCGGACAACGTCGTCAATCTTCCATGACAGGTTCAGGCGATTCCAAAACGCCGGGAACGTGTACGTGCGGCCCGTTGCGACCGTCAGAATGCACGTGTTGTCGGGCTTGCTGTCGGTCGCGGTGATGTTCCAAGTGGGCTTCGTGATGGCGCCAGACGCCGCCGTGAGGCCGGGCAACGTCGTGCCCGCCGTCTGCGTCAGGCTGCCGCTGCCCGAGAAGTTGTACGTCAGTTCGGAGAAGTCGCCCAGGCGGACCCGCTGCACCAGTCGCGGGGTCGTGATGTCGCCGGTGAAGTTTGGGTCGGTCGCCCCGTCCTCGATCATCTTGAAGGTTGCCGCGGCCGCCGCACCCGTGCTCGGCATGGACGGTGCCGTTGCATCGTCGGCCTTGCATGTGTACGTGCCCGACCACATGCCGATGCCGCCGGGCATCCAGCGACGCCACGATGTGCTCGGGTCGGTCGGCCCGGTCGCTCCGCCCGCGAAGTACGTGATGTCGATTTCCGGCCACGCGATGTCGATGCTCCACGCGTTGATGTACTGCACGTAGCCGCTCGCGTAGGTCACGTTGCTGCTGATGCCCAGCGGCGTCGTGGTGCGAGGCCATATGCCGGAGAAGTCCACCGTGCCCGTGCGCAAGCCGGTGATGCGGCTGTGCATGTTGATCGTGGAGCCCGTCGCCTGCGTCACCTCGATTTCGTTGGATTCGAGGTTGATGGTGGCAAGGTCGGTGGTCATGCGGAGGGCCGTACCGAACAAGTACAGCAGGTCGCCGCTCGCCGCGGAGCAGGTCAGGTTGCCGGTTTCGGAAGTGAGCGGGTATGCCATGGGTGATTCTCAGGGGTTCGCGGCCAGTGCCGACACTCGGAATGTCGCCGTCATCATCGCTTGGATCGAATGCTCGTCCGTCATCGTCGCGTCGTACGTGCGAACAAAGCAGTGCGACGCCTTGGCAGTGTACCCGTTGGTCGGCAGGACCAACAGGTGGCGGTGAAAGCCGTATTTAGGGATGCGGCCAGTCTGCAGGACGGCATCGCCGTGGAGCCGATCCATGACCGCCGTGATTCGGGTATTGAAGTCAGCCGACGAGGCGTAGTTCTGCACCTGGTCCCACACGGTGAACGTCGCCGTGGCCGTCCACTCGTCCGCCGTCAGCGAATGGTCCTGCTCAAGGCGGACGCCGACCAACAGGTACGGGTAGGTGATCGCCGCGGGCGTGCCAAACACGCTGTACGTGCCGCTGATGATGTTCCACGCATCAGAGGCGTACAGCCCGCCGGCTTCGGTGTCGGCCTTGATGCGGTCGAAGATGGCTTGGTAGATGCTGGACAGGATCATGCGGGGCTCCCTGGTGCAGGCTTGAATGCCTTGCGGATGATGCTGCGGAAGCCTGCACCAAACGCCTTGACCATGGCCATCTGGTTGTTCTTGTTGGTCGCGGCGGGCCGCATGAACGGTCGAGGAGGCATCCGCACCGAACGCTTGAGCACGAACATCAACTCGCTTTTGGCGTTCTTGCCCTTGGTCGTTCGGAACAGGAACGCCACGCCGCGATTCGGACCCTTGCGGAACGTCAGGTTTTGCGTACGCAGGTCGCCGGTGTTGGATCGCATCTTGGCCGCGGCCACGCTCACGGGAATCGTCAGGTACTTCTTGGTCGTGGGCTTCAGGACGCCGCCCAGTTCATGGATGCGGGCGTACCTGGCGTTCGTCCCCACAATGGCCCGGCCGTTCTTTGCCGGCGTTGCCGTGATTGACCGTCGCAAGTTGCCCGTGACTGTACCAGGAGGGCGGCCAACGGGCGACGGCTGAAACCACGAGGTCTTGGTAAACGACTGCTTGATGAACCGCACGCACTGCGTGGCCGCCCGATCGACGCCATGGTTGGCGGCCTCGCCGAGCAGTTGCTGCAGCCGTGGGCGGTCCAGTTGCATAATCGTCTTGGTCACGCGGAGGGCCATTAGTCTTGGTCCCTCTCAAGGGTGACCACGTAGATGACGCCCTGCAGGATCAGGTCTCGCGGCTGGCTTGCGACCCGGTACTGCACGCCGTTGATGATGACCTTGTCCTTGGGCGTCACGCTCCACGCGGCGCCGGCTGTCGTGACCGGGGCGGCGTACACCTCGAATATCTTGGTCGTGGTGTCGCGGCCGTAGACCAGACCATCCGCCGCCGAGCCCGGTTGTACGCTGCACGCCACCGAGAACGACGCCGTAACGGGACCGCTTCCACGTGGTACGCCGTCATTCGCCGTCGACCATGTGGTGGTGTAAACGTCCATCGTCTGCGTTAGCAGATGCCACGGCGTGTTCGCCACGTCACGCCCTCCCGGTGTTGTACGCTCGCACGAGTTCGGCCTTCAGTTCGTTGGTGACCTTCGGGTTCGCGTTCGTGTATGAGTACCCGCCGAGGCTTTCGGACTGAATGCCGAAGTTGCGGCCGCGGGCCGAATAGGCAAGGTCCGTCAGGCGGTAGCACGCCATCTTTAAATCGGCTGGGATCGTCGCGTACCCGCCGGTGTACACCACCTGCACGTTGTCGAATCCATCCTCGAACCACGGCTGCGTCGAGAACGTGGCCTGGACGGTGCCGAACGCGGTGACTGGGAACCTTCCTCGCACCGGGTCGATACGCGAGAGCACGCCCGAATCGCCATTGACCCGGTACGTGCTTGAGTCAAGCACCTCGGTCGTTCCGTCTGCGGTGTAGATCGTGACGCTGGTGATGCTGGCAACGGGCCATTCGATGAGTTGGATGGTCTGCTCGCCGGTGCCGTCGTACCGCTCGGTGCGGCTTACGGACTCGAAGCCGTTGGTCAGGTTGCGGTCGCACCAGCGGCGTACCTCCATCGAGACGGCGTCCACCAGGACGGTGAGCAGGGCGTCCTGCGCGGTGCCGGTGATGCCCGCCCAGACCTT